TCATATTGTTTAAGTTGTTAAATTACGCCAGTGTGTTTGTAAGGCTAGGCGGGTTTAAATCGCATAGCGGGGCTTGTAGCCTTTAGTTTGCCAACATATTTTTAGTATATTGGCAATAAAAGGGGGGAAGCTTAAATATTACCGTTCAATCTGTTTAGTTCTTTTAGATATTGCTTTGCTATATATTCTGTCTGATCTCCGTCTAAAGCGTCAGCAACATCAACAATATTTAATCTTTGATTCGTTTCTATAGCTAACTGCTCCGCTATTTGTTTGGCTTGTTGTTTAGTCATATGATTATTAGTTAATAGGGTTTTTAAGATTAAAGTCGGTTAATTCTTGGCTAAACATTATTAGTGTTGCTTCGGCTCTTGTTAGTGTGGCGGTGTCGTCTTTATCGTGTTGTGATCTTAACCACTCTATAAAGGCAGTTTGTCGTTTTATATTGTCGGCTAAGTGTTCGCGGTGTTGTTCTAGTTGTTGGCGGTCGTATGGGTTCATATAATTATTATTTAGTTTCTTCTTCTTGATTAACTTCTTCTTCTTGATCATCTAATAAATCTATTAAAGCGTCATAATCTTCTCTAAGTTGTTGCTCATAATAAAAATATAAGTCACTTGACATCATTTTATAAATATCTGTCATGCCGTCATAACTTCCTAACGCTTCTACTGTCATTTCTCTTGCTTCGCTGTTCTCTTGCCACTCTTTAACAATATCATAATAATAGATAGGCACTAAGCCGTCTACATACTCAGCAATATTGTCTTCTTGGTCTTTGGTGTCGCTTTCGTCTTTATCAGTGTAATTGTCCAAGAAGTTAATTAGTGTGTCTTCGTTGTTAAATTTTTCTTTATTAGCGTTTATTAGTTCTTTGTAGTTCATAAAATTATTATATTAGTTAATAGATTAAATTAAAGATGCTGACCAGATAGATAAGCCTACAATAATTACAAAGGTCATGATGTAAGCAAAGGCTGGGGCGATTGGTTTAGATTGTCTTGCTTGTTGTTGGCGTTCCTTGAAAGTCATTAGTGATGATGTCATATTTTTTGTTGTTCTTTTAGGTTTAATATTATGATCAATTAATTGATAATAAATATATGGCTAAAAGTATTGTTTAATTTATTACTATTATATTATATCAAATATATTTAAGTATGTAAATAGTAAACTGTGGATAACTTTTTTCTGCTTATGTGCTGCTTATGTGCTGCTAACACCCTATTACCATTGGTTTATATTAAGCAAATAAGCATAATAAGCATTTTCTTTAATTTAAATTGTATAATATACAATACAAAACAGTAAATAAGTCAATAGTAAACTATATAAAACTCTTTAAAATGCTTATTTGCTTAATTTTTCGCTCCTGCTTATTGCGGGGCAATAAAGACGGGGGTAAAAACTCATTAAGCAGCACATAAGCAGGATTTAAGCAGGATGTCAAGATGTGGATAACTATTAAAAAGCTACCTTGTACGCGGCTTTGATCGTCTATTTTATCAAAATATGTCAAATAGTTAATATTATGTAATTAGTGAATGTAATAATAGTTATACCTACTTATAGAAAAGTTAAAATCTGTTTTAATATTAGATAAAATACTTGATTATAAACTTAGTGTAAGTAAATACTTGACATAGTTTATTGACAATGATATAATAAGATAGTAATAAACTAATTTTAACATTATGATGTCAGAATTTAACAAATTTCCGTCAAGAATAGTTGACGGTTATCGTGGAATGTATCGTATTAATAGTATTGGTCAAGTTTTTAGCTTAAAACGTGCCAAAATACTATCAACGCATAAGAACACAAATGGCTACACTTATACAAGTCTTGCTAAAAACGGTATCAATAAGCCTTTTAGTGTTCATAGGCTTGTGGCGGCGGCTTTTTTGGTTAATGATAACCCTTTAAAGATATGGGTTAATCATATAGACGGAGATAAAACAAATAATAAACTTAGCAATTTAGAATGGATCACTCCTAGTGATAATAAACATCATGCTATTAATACTGGGTTACAACTATACAAACGCGGTGAAGACAATAAAAATGCTATATTAAGCAATAAACAGATAGAATGGATTAAAACACTAAATAAAAGCGGTTATAATAAGTCACAGCTTTGTGAAGTGTTTAATGTATCAAGAACTTTAATACATTATATAGTCAGCAAGGGTTATAGAGAATAACCCCCACCCTATACGATCAACACAATATATTGAATTATTATGCTAGTATTAGCATGTCTAGTGTTATTTTAGTCTATACCATTGACACTTTGGACAAAACATTGTACCAGTACCCACCCCATTTTTATTGGCGTGAAAACCGTTTATAGCAGTAAATAATTACGCGTATATTTTTTTGAGATTGACTTTTTCACTATAAAACACTAAATTTGTCAAATAGTTATCCACACCTATTGACAAACACTTTTTTATATGATATAATATAATCAGTTAAGTCAAGTTTTTCTGTCTGCCCGTATTAACTCTATTTATGTCTTATTCGGTGATCCCGAGAACACAAAAGAGGATGTCCAGCTTCACGGGAGATTTCACAATCCAAAGTGCACAAAAATTATATGGGCTGGACAGAAGAATTTAACTAAGATTTAACATAAACCCCACGCAATGTTCAAATCTAAAGCTCAAGCTAAATATTTATTTGCAAACAAACCAGAATTAGCGAAGGAATTTGCAGGTAAAACTAAATCAATCAAAAAATTGCCAGAACATGTAAAGTCTGGCGTTTTGCGTAAAAAAAAATAATATGATGAAGACAAAACCACAAGGAAAAGGTATTGTCAAGGCTTTAGGTCAATCTGGCACTACTGGTAATTTTAAAAAAATCGAAGCTTCTAAAGGAAAAGGGGCAGCGATTGGAGCTTTACAAAATAAACTTGCTAAACATCGCGGTGAACCTATTCCTTATACACGAAAGAAAAAATAATATGCCTAACAAAAAACCCCTCCCACCAAAAATTTTAATTCTTATTTAATAATAAACAACACAAATATGCCAGGAAGTCAAATTAGGCAAGAGGCGATGGAGGTCGCAACATCAAATTTAAAAGGTAAAGCAATGGCTGATAAATTAGCTCAAGTTATGGTTAATCCAGAAGAGAAGGATGAACCAGGTGGAGTTGAACCTATTAAGGATATGTTAACAAGTCCTTACAATAAATAATCTACAATGGATACTAAGGAAGAAGTTGAAGGTGAAATAATGACTGTCGAGCAAATGAGAGAAAGAGACATTCTCCATATTGCCGGCGTTGAAGCCAGACAAAAGATGGCTTTTTGGCGTTTGTATCTCGATCCAACTAGTCCGACACTTATGAACGCGAAACAGTCGGCTATTTCTGCAGGGTTTCCTGAAGAGCAGGCAAATGCGGTCACACAGTATAAATGGTTCAAACGCGGAACAATGAAGGATAGATTATTAGAAGTGGCGGAGAAGACATTAGAGGATATGCTAACATTGCCAAGAACTACAATTAAAATAGTTAAAGGTGAAGAAGTTTTAGTAGATGATCCAGCTATGGTGAAGATTATTCAAGATACTGCTAAATATATTGCCTCTACTCTTGGTAAAAAGGATTATTCCCAACGCAACGAACTTACTGGTAAAAAGGGTGGCGCGATTGAAACTGTGGCCGTTAAGATTGATGATAAGGAATTTGATAATATATTAGAACGATATGCTGCAAAACGCTCAGCTAAACGAACAACAGAAGAAGGATGTATTGAAGAAAGCATTTCAAAATGATATTGAGGAGTTTGGTAGATATTTCTTTCCGCATTACATGAGTAATGCCACTCCCAAATTTCACCGTGCAATCTTCGATTTATATGAGAATCCTAAATTAGATAAAATAGTAATCGGTGCTCCTCGTGGGCACGCCAAATCAACAATAACCGATTTAATATATTTAGCATGGGTATTGTGTAATAATAAAGCAAAATTTGTTCTTTTAATCTCCGATACTTACTCCCAGGCAACTTTGTTTCTTAACGCTATTAAAGGTGAGTTTGAAACAAATGAAAAATTAATTAATTTCTACGGTAAATTAACCTCTGATAAATGGTCAGAAGGGGAAATTATTACTAATGGAATCTTAGTTAAAGCTTTAGGTGGCGGTATGAAGGTTCGTGGTTTGAAATTTCGTGAATCGCGCCCGGACCTAATTATCTGCGATGATCTTGAAAATGAAGAGGCTGTGGATAATAAGGAAAGACGTGAGAAGTTTGAGAGATGGTTTACCGCTGCGTTGCTTCCTGCAATGGCTAAGGGGGGCCGTGCTATCGTTATTGGAACTATTCTACACTTTGATTCATTACTAGCTAAATTACTGACTCCTGATAAGTATATCGGATGGAACAAGAGCACCTATCGGGCTATTAATGATTGGGGAGCACTATGGCCAGAACATTTGTCGATGGACGAACTTTTAAAGATTAAAGCGGAGTATATTTCTCAAGGTCATGCGTTTCTTTTTTATCAGGAATATCAAAACGAACCAATTAGTGATGAATTTCAGAAGTTTAAATTAGAAAAAATTCGTTTCTATGACGAAAAAGATTTATTACAGAAGGATTTACGAACATATGTGGCAATTGATAGAGCATATTCTCTTGAAAAAACTGCCGATTTTACTGCGATTGTTGTCGTATCTGTCGATAAAGAGAATAAGTGGTATGTCAGATTGGCGCAGAGGTTTAAGGGGGATGAGAAGGCCTTAATTGAAAAAATATTTGATTTAAAGATATTTTTCTCACCGGATATGTTCGGTATCGAGCAAAAAGCGTATAAATATACGATTAAGCCGGCACTTGACGATGAGATGAGAAAGCGTAGTATATTTTTTAAGTGTGAGGAGTTAAAAGATTTAGGAGTTGGTAAAAATAAGAGAATTGAGGGTTTAATTCCACGCTTTGAGTCTAGTTCTATCTTCTTATTAAGAGATCAGACGGATTTAGTCGATGAGTTAATTAAGTTTCCTAAAGGTGGCCACGATGATTTGATTGATTCTTTGGCTTACCACTTAGATTTATCGGCTGGTTCTGCTTATAAGGGGCGCGCAACTACACAATTTATTCCTAAAGGAATAGTAAGACGAACTTTTTTCACAATAAATAATGATTTATGATAATTAATGTAATGGAGCAAAATTGGGGCAAGAAAAATGGCACTGACTTGTTCTTACAGAATGAGGCCGGTGAGAAAGCGATGCCTTCAATCTATCAACCAGATGAGGAGGAACGAGACGTTCGTGCCATGATTATTAACTCCTTTACTTGGGCTGATGTTACAATGAGAAAACCAAGACGTGAATATAATGATATGTCAACGTTAACTCGTATGATGTACGACCAAATGGCTTTTAATATTTATCAGCCTAACAATGGTCAACCTAATATGGGTGATCCATCACAGTCTTGGAAGTCTAACGCCATGAGACCAGTGGTTCGTAATAAGGTTATTAGTATTGCGGCTCATGCTACCGCTAAATTAATTTTTCCTAAGGTTTTTGCCTATAATGAACAATCAGAAGAACAAGAAAAATCTGCCATGGTTATGCGTGACCTTATTGAATGGGCATCTGAACAAAATAACTACGATAAGATGAGCTTATTCGCGGTGATTAATGCTTGTGTTAACCCAGCTTCAATTATGCATGTAGAATATGCTGAGGCATATCGCACGATTAAGACTGAGAAAGTTAATGGTAAATGGCAGACTAAAGAAATTTGTGATGAAACTAATAGTGGATTTCAACTTACTCCAGTTCCAGTTGACGAACTTTTTATTGGTGATTTTTATATTGAAGATATTCAAAAGCAACCATTTTTAATTTGGAGACGTGTTCAAACTTATGCCATGATGAAGGCTAAATATGGTAAGTCTAAAAATTTCGATTGTGTTAAGCCTGGGTTACAGGTTATCTATAATGATGCTAATACTTCATTTTACGAGGTATATGACTCAAATCTTCGTGGTTCTTTATGTGAAGAAGTTATTTTTTACTCTAAATCATTAGATTTACAGATTCCAATGTGTAATGGAATCTTAATGACTGACCCAGACGAACCAAATCCGCGTGTTGACAAAAACTATCCTTTCGTGAAGTTCTTTTATGAACCATTTGACGAAGGTAGAGCTTTTTACGGTAAGTCTTTGGCGTTTAAAATGCAACCAGATGCGGATATTATCAATACTCTTTATCCAATGATTATTGATGGTACTTTCTTAAACATCTTTAACCCATTAATCGTTAGTGGAGAAGAGGCAATAGGATCGGATGTCATGATTCCTGGAGCTACAACCACACTAATTAACCCTGAATCATCTGTTACTCCGCTACGAGTCGCTCAGGACATCAGGCAGGGTATGGACACGTTATCTAGGGTTGAAGATTCAATTAATCAATCCACTGAGGCTCCATTAAATGTTGGTTCTCGTGCTACCGCCTTTCAGATTTCTAAAGTTGACCAGGAAAAGCAAACTCTTATTGGATTATTTATCACTATGATTGGTGATTATGTAAAACAATATGGTAATCTCATAAAATCTGATATTTGTCAATACATTACTATTCCAGAAGTTAATAAAATAATTGATGACGGAGAATTGATTTACAAGACGATTATTGTTCACGATAAACAAACTGATAGCGGTAAAGTTAATAAGAGTATCAAGTTTGACTTTAACGCCCCATCTAAAGCCTTGACAGATAAAGAAGAATTAAGTGCTTCTTATGATGTCTTAGAAAATCAAGGTGGTAAGGATAGCAAAAATACAATCTGTGTAGTAAATCCTAAATTATTCCGTGAATTAAAATATCAAGTCGCTATTTCTCCTGATATTTTGGCTCCAATGTCTGACGACTTAGAACGTGCTTACGGATTAGAACTGTTTGATAGAGCCATTCAGGCTCCAAAGCTTGGTGTTAACGTCGATATGGAGCAAGTGTTTAAGGATTTCTTGTTTAAACTATATCCAAAATCAGCAAAAGATGTTAATAAATATTTTAAAGAAGAGCAAATTCAAGATCCAAACTTGCCACCGATGAATCCACAAGCCGGTCAACCAATAGAAGGAACTCAGGATAAAGCAGGGATTACTAGTGGACCAGCTATGCCTAATATGCAAAGTGTCGGACCAACAAGATAACTAATAAATAATAACGCTAAAAACTATGATTAACCGATTTAAATGGCTTGAAGTTAGTCGGGATACTAGAACAAACATTGTTCTATATCTCAAAGACTTCACGGACTTTCCAGAATTTAAAAAATCTGGACACATAGAAGTTTCTGGAAACAAAGTAGTGTGTGATGGTTTCACCGACCAAGATTTATGTAAATTAACACCAGAATTACTTCGTGCGGCTTTAGATGAAAGTACGTTAAAGGATAGAGGTGTTGATCCTCAAGATGTTTACGCTTTATTTTATGAACTTGTGGCTCGTCTTGAAATGCCACCAGTTGAATTAAAAGAACAAGCTATTGTCCACAAAGTAACAGTCGAAGAAATTAAGGATAACGAGTTAGAAGAAGTTTTAGTTCCTAATGAAGAAATTAAAATACCAGTTAAAAAACCTATTATTAAAACGCTAAAAAAATAAAATTATGAAAAAAGAATTTAAATTAACTCCAGAACAAATTCAGAAGATTGAACAAATAAAAATTGTGGAAGCTCGTCAAGAAAAAATTGTGATTAATGCTCGTGAAATGATTCTTCCTATCTTAAAGGAAAACAATTCTAGTGTTAATAAATCTAAAATGGCTTGCGATGTTCTACAGATTGCTATTAGTCAAGGACAGTTTGAACTATTAAAACAACATAAAGTATGTGACTTAAATCTTCTTGATTTAATTAAAGAAGATTATCCGGAAAGTAAAATTGTTCGTAGTTTAATAGAAAAAATTAACGACCTAAGCATGGAAGAAGGTATCACTGCATTACAATGGATGGTTGAAAAGATGAATAAAGTTATCGAAGATGAAAATAAAGATAGAAAGTTTGAAGATTTAAACTTAGATTTCTAAGTATATGATAAAAACGCTAAAAATAAGATTGATTTATTGGCTCGCTAAAAACTTATTACCCATTGTTGATGAAAAAGAGTTGATTTCATTTAAAAAAGATAAATACTTTGTAAATGGAATAGAACTTACTCAATCAGAGGTAATGGGATTAAGAGCGGAGGCTGATGTTATTGGAAAAATGAGACTCTGGCAAATCATCGTAAATGATTTAAATGAGAGATCGCAAAAGAAAATATATAAAGATGCTCTTGATTCCACTGACTTCGTTATTGGAAAAACCATCTTGTATATCTTGGATGTTCAACAAAAGTTTATTGATAAGATGAAAAACAAGTAGATTGATAATTCCATCGGCTATCTAAAGGTTTATTGGGGGCAACTCCTTAGCGTTTTCCTTTATATAGCCGGCACGAATTATTAATTAACAAACTGATGGAACCAGAAATGGCCCATTTAAAAACTTGTATGGAAAATCAAAATGCTGCTCCGGATGCAGTTAAAACACCGGAAGAAGGAGTTAACAATGACAACAATGCTCCGGTTGTCGAAGAAATAGTTACGATGACTAAGACGCAGGTTGATGAATTATTAACCGCGGCCGAAAACGCAACTAAATTAGCTGCTCAAAAATCTTCTGATGCTGAAAATTATAAGATTGGCATGATGAAGTATAAAGATAAGCTAAAAGACAATGGAATTGATGATGGGGAACCTCAACAAACAACAAAAGAAGAAATCGCTCAGATGATTCGAGATGCTGTTAAAGAAATTGTTCCTGCTGTTAACACGCCAAAAAAAGATGATGAATTAGAAATTGCTAATGCTAAGATTGCCGAAATGCGGTTAACTATGGCAAGTAGTAAAAATGGTTCATCAGCTGCCGGTTCTAATCTTGATAAAGGAAATGAGGAAGGAAAGACTCCTGCCGAAAGATACTTTAGTAAGGATCAGATTGCAGAGATGAGGGCAAAATTTCCTAATATTGACATTGAACAAGTTTATAAAAATTTGCCAGATGCTAATACTCAGGGATATGTTGCTAAATAAATGCTAAAACTTATTAATCTAAGTAAACAAAACAAATATGGCTGTAAATGATATTACACAAGTAGGTGCTGCTACTTTCGGTCCAAATGGGGCTGTACAGTACAACGTAGCTGCAAGTGCTACATTGATTAATCCTGGTGAACCAGTAACTTGTGCCTTAGGTGCAGTTGCTGTTACTCCAATGACAACAAACAAACCAGTTGTTGCTACTGACTTTTTAGCTGGTGTTGCAACTACAACTTCTACAAACACTGCTGGTGCTGCTGGAAAAGTTTTCGTTCAAGCTTTACTTCCAGGTCAGATTTGGTCAATTTTACCAAATTCTGCTGCCGCTTTTGATACTCAAGCTGAATATGATGCTTTAGTAGGTAAGAGAGTATTAATCGACTTAACTGCTGGTAAATACACTATCTTAGCTACTGATGGCGCTACTTCTGGTTGTGTTATTCTTGCTAAGGATATTAAAGTTGATGGTGCTCACATTTATTTCACTTTCCGAAATGGTGTTAGTTATTTAAGCTAGTTGATTAAATAATAGGCTCATTGAAAACACAGAAATTAAAAACGCTAAAACTAATAATTTAATTTCTAAAATAGTATGATAATGGATTCAACCAACTTCGCGTTGGTAAAAACGGAGCTAAAATAATCTGGTTCCGTGTGGATTAAGGGTAAATCTGCAAAAAATTGGGTGAATTGCTGGAAACTCCTAATAACGGACAATCAGCAGCCAAGTTATCTAGGGATAGATAAAAGGTTCAACGACTAACAGCATACCACTAGAACAGTGATGAAGCTGACACGAGCGCCCGACATTCATTAATAATGGGTGAAGATATAGTCTGGACACTAGATATATATAAAACTAGTGAAATATAGGATAAAGAGCCTATATGTTAACATAATCAAGATAGAGTATTTTATCAAAAATTTGCTTGGGAAACAGCTTTTCCATCATTAGCAACTGCTGAAACTGCTGCATTATTTAAACCAATGCAAATCGATAGAGCTGCTTATGTTGAAGAAGTATTCCAAGGTTCTCCTTTATATGCAAATATTTCTGAGACACAAACTGTTCCTGCAACTACTCCAATTGCTGGTAACAAACTGACAACTTTCGTACAAGACTACGCTCAAGCGAAAGATATCAGTAAGAATTTTTTCGATAGACTAGCAGGCATGCTAAGTTTTCAAAGATTATCGTTTAGTCTTTAAAAATTATTGTCGAAGTAAAACAGGGATAAACGGGGAAACTCCTATAAATATTAGGACAATCCCGTACCAAGCATTAATTTAAATGATTAATGAAGGTCGAACGACTAGAAGGTGAACCTCTTCGTTGAGAACATAATCCTTCCACGAAACCCCTGCCCCGAAAGGGTGAAGATATAGTCTGGGCAATCTTGAAAAATAAACTTGACAAATACCTAATAGATGATATAATTAATACATATTAATTTAAAAAAAATATGGAAAAAATTTATAAAATATCTATTAAAAGAAGGGAGTATTCAGCAAAATGGCGTTTAAAAAAAATAGAAGATGTTAGACGTCAAGCACGTGAATGGGTAGAAAGAAAAAAACAAAGTGAAAATGGTGAAGAATTTATGGAACTTTGTAATTCACGAGCTAAAAGATATAGAGAAAAAAATCTAGAAAAATGTAGAGAAAGAGAGAAGGAAAAATCTAGACTATATCGCAAAAATAATCCCGAAAAATATTTACAACAGGCCAGAGATTATCGTAAAAATAATCCCGAAAGGTTTAAATCTTATTATGAAAATAGGAAAAAAACATCTGGGTTTACTAGAGATAAGAGAAACGGTACTCTAAGAAAATATGGGCTAGATGTTGAAAAATATAATATAATGGTAGATGGTCAAGGAGGTAAGTGTGCTATCTGTGATAATAGTAATGATAGTCTAGTAGTAGATCATTGTCACGAAACTGGAAAAGTAAGAAGTTTGTTATGTAATAAATGCAATATCTTACTTGGAATGATTGAGTCTGGATTTAAAAGAAATGAAAATATACTCAATTTATCATTAGAATACCTCAAAAAAAATGAAGCACTAAGAGATTGATTGTCGGAATAAAGAGTTCGGCAGATAACAAAATGGATAATATGCACGGGTTCTATTCTAAGGTTGTTGAAGACATGGCTATGAAAGCTCGTGTTACAATGACAAACAATGCTTTCGCTGTATATCGTGGTGCTTTCACAACTACTTTAACTGCTGATGGAGCTCCATTAATCGGAACTCACACTTTACTTATTGGTTCTTCTTATTCCAATGTAGTAACTGGTGCTTTAAGTGTTTCTACCCTTAATGATGCTTTAGTTAAATTAGCTGAACAACCTGACCAAGCTGGTGTAGTAATGGGTAACCAAGGTCGTTACTTATTAGTTCCACAAGCTTTATTCACACACGCAACTCAAATCACTGAATCTGCATTAGTAGCTGATTCTGCTAATAACAACTTGAACGTATATCGTTCTGCATTTGGTATCACTATCTACACTTCTCCTTACTTAGGATTTAATGCAGGTGGTTCAGATACTGCATGGTTCTTACTATCAGAAAATCACACAGTTACTCGTATTATCAGACAAGGTATTCAAACTTATCTACGTGATTGGGGTATGTCTAACAACAGAACTTATAACTACCAAGCTAACTTCAGAGAAGTCGTTTATGCTGTAGATTATGTCGGAACTGTTGGATCTACCGGCCTATAAGCCAGTGCTTCCATCTATTCCTAGACTAATAAATTAACTTTTCGTACTTATGGCTAATCCAAAGAATTACACAACAAATTTGAATGTGTTACAACTGGATGGCGCAATTGAAACTATTAACTCTCAGTTAATTAAAGTTTTATTGAGAGATTCTAATCAAGATATTCTAATGTGTTCCGGAACAGTATTAATTACTGCTGCTGGTGCAGGTTACGCTAAGGCTTGTATCTATATCAAAACTGATGTAGTTACTGGCACTGGTGCTCAATATCTAAATAAGGGTACTAATCTTTCATGCGTTTTCTCTCTAACAACACAGGCTTAGTTGAATTTTAGGGGACACCCCATGGGGTGTCTCCAATAAACTTAATTAACAAGTAATTATAAAAAATATGCATAATGATTTTCGACCATTTATCGCAGCTAGTGTTACTCCAGTTGTAGTAGCTAATGCTGGACACAATGTATTTATTCACACTATTTTAGTAGCTAAAGTAACTGTTGGAACAGTAACAGTCGCTAATAAGAATGCAACTCCGGTAACTCAGTTTGTATTACCTATCGGAACTGGTTCTGGAACTTATATTTTTGACTCCTTATTTACTGATGGTCTAGTAATTACTAATTCATCTGCTGCTGATGTTGTTATTTTAAATGGTTACCAATTATAATTAAATAGAAAAGTATGAGTTTTCAAATTTCTGAAGCCCGCGGGGAATTAGAGGCCATGTTACATGGAACATCTTTAGCACAAGTTGTCAATATAAATGGAATTTTTAATCGTGCTGCTAGACAATTACTATTAGATTTAGATCCTCAGGAAACAAAAAGAACTGCAGCGATGGAGAGTCCTATTTATTATCAGATATTCGATTATAATATTCCTAGTGATATCAAAGGTAATAAAGTTATTGATTTAATCCCTGTTCAACAAAAATATAAAAGAGATATTATTTATAGTACTTATAATCAGAATTTTGATGTAAATAAACTTTCTTCTCCAACTAACGAACTTAGTATTATTAGTGATACCGGAAATAAATATCTTAGAGTAAATTATAATAATAAGAGTTTAACTTCGGTATTAGACCAGGTTACTGGTTTAAATAATAATGGTCTTTGGGTTACAAGCGGTACAGCCACAAATTTAATGGCTAATAACCAAACTACTAATAGTGGTTTACCTACTGTTTCGTTTGATTCTGCAACTGGTACAGCTATTTTGACTAATAGTACTTTAGGTAAGCAAGATTTATCTGGTCATTTTGACCAAGGTTCTACTTTCTTTCAGTTATATTTACCAAATTCATCTTTATTTACTTCAGTATCAATTAAAATTGGGTCATCTAATGGTAATTATTATGAATCAGCACCACTAACAACACAGTTTAATAATTTCGCGGTTATTGATGGTTATAATCAATTTGGTGTTACTTTTGATGATATGACTAAGATTGGTAATCCTGATTTGACATCTATTAATTATGTTCAGTTAAATATCGTATTTAATGCTCCTGCTTACAATGTTTCTTTTATGCAAATACAGAATAGTTTAGGATTCTTATTCAATCTTGAATACTATTCTAAATATTTATTCTGTGATGGTATTAGCGGCGCTTGGCAAGAAAAAGTAACAGATGATTCTAATTTAATTAATCTTGATACTGAAAGCTTTAATATATTCTTATATCAGGCGGCTTTCTTATGTGTTCAACAGGCTTTAGGTCAAGATGCTGGTTATGATACTAATGTTTTTCTTGATAAATATAATGGAGCTTTAGCAAGATATAAGAGGATGTACAAAAGTGAGTTGCAAAAAGTACAACAACCATATTATACAAGAACATTTAATAAATATAATCAGTGGTTAGATTCAGGAAACAATAATTCATTCTAATATGGAAAAGAAATTGACAACTGATGTAAGAACTCAAAATAATTTCAACGGTGTTGATACTAAATCTACTTTCACAACAGTTGATAAGTTTTTAGGTTATCGTTCTCGTGAAGATAAAACAATGTTACCTGGTGGTTACATGATTTATCCTTCACAAAATGTTCTAATAGATATAACCGGAAGACTTAAAAATAGACCTGGGTATACTTTATATGGCGCATCGGACATGACTATTACTCCTATTTATGCTTACCACGATTGGGAGGAGCATAAAAATGGCTTAATTAATCTTCGCGCTTATTCAGGTAATTTACAATTTGACTATAATGGAACTTGGGTTACTATAAAGGATAGTTTAGGACTTAATCATATTCGCTTTACTAATTATTGGAATAACGGTGAAGTAGAAAATGTCTTGTTGTTCGTTGATGGATCTTCTAATGTTTATGAATGGAACGGTGCTACTACCACTGTATTATCTATTACAGCAAATACAATAACTAAATCTGGAACAACTACTTGGGCCGAGGATGGTTTTTACGTAACTGGTAATAAGAAAATAATGATTCGCGGCGTTGAATATACTTATACTGGCGGAGAATCAACAACTACTTTAACCGGTGTTACTCCTGATCCAACCGCTCAGAGTATTAATACCCCTATTGTTGGTGATTTAGTATTTCAATCAGTTATAACGACTGCTAATTCTTCTATGACAGCTTTACCAGTCACATTTATTAACGATTTTATATCTGTTCTTGGAAATCAGGTTTATTACGGTTCTTTAGCTTCAAATAACATTTACGTTTCCAAACAGAATAACTATAAGGATTGTTCATTCACCACTCCAGTTCGTGTAGTTGGCGAAGGAGCTTTAATAACATTACGCTCTCTTTGTTCTGGTTTTGTTGTTCAGGAAGATACAATGTATATTGCTGGCGGAAAATCTCAGTGGTACACAGTTAAAAAAACTTTAAGTTCTGACAATTCTAAGGAAGTTTTTGATATTATTCCACTTAAAACATCACCTAAACAAGGTCCACTTTCTCAAGAAGGAATAAATCATGATAGAGATAGCGTTGTATTTTTGAGTAACGAGACAAGGCTCGTTACTTTAGGAAGAACTTTAAATATCTTTGGCACTCCAATGATGACTGATTATTCATATCCAATTGCTAAAGATTTTGATATGTTTGATTTTACTGATGCTTCGGTTAAATTCTGGAAATCAAAACTTTATATTGCTATTCCTCGCGAATCTAAATGGTATATTTTTAATCAAACAGACCCAAACAACATGTTTTGGGAAGCTCCACAGACTGGTGCGTTCTCTGGATTTATGATCGATAACAATGGTGATTTATATGCTCATGGGTACTCTACACCAGAAACCTATAAATTATTTAATGGTGGTTCTGATAACTCCCATCATATATTAAGCCGAGCAAAATTTGCTTATATTTCTTATGGAAATCGTGGCTTATCGGATTACTTCTCTCAATATTGGATGGAAGGTTATATCTCTCCTAACACTAAATTAAAAACTATATATAATTTAGATTTAGATGGATGTTCATCGCAAGTATCTGGAATATTAAGCGGTGATAATTCTAAGGTGGTATGTTTAATAAAAGATAGAGCATCTCTAGGAAAAGTATCACTTGGTAAAAATCCACTTGGTAGTCAAGTATTAACAACTAATCCAGATGATGTTCCTCCATATTTCAACGCCGTGATGGTTACCCCTAAAAATGATTTCTGGAAATTCTCTGCTGAATTTGAAAGTTATGGGGTAGATTTTAATTGGCAACTTATTTCATTTGGCCCATTAGTAACAGCCACGATGTTCGGAAATAATTCGATTTCGATACCACTAGCATAATAATTAATTACTTTGAATATAAAATTTATGGCGAATAATTTCAAACAGCTCCAAGCACAGAACTTCACCCTAGCCGGTGCTGGTTCTTCAATCGGAGACACATCACTCATCCTGTCTTCAATGTTAACAATTGATGGTATTCAAATTACAATGACAGATATCGGCAGTAAAGGTTATTTTACAGCTGATCCTGGTAACGGTTCTCAAGAAGAAGCTGGAACTTTTACTGGAATCACTCAAAATGTAAATGGAACCGCCACTTTAACTGGTGTTAGTCACCAAATGTTTGAAGACCCTTACACTGAAACTTCTGGTATGACTAAATCTCATACTGGTGGTGTATCTTTAGTATTATCAAATACCGCTGGTTTTTATCAGAACTTTTTAAGACTTAATGATTCTAATACAGTATCAGATGTTTTAATTTTTACTAACCCAAATTATCCACAAATGGATGTGGCAACTCCATTTCCTACTTTAGGAGTGCAATTGGCCACCAAAGCCTACGTTGATTCCGTAGCTATCGCTGGTTCCCCAAAGGCCACTGATACTGTTTATGGTATCTCTAAATTATCAGTTGCTGCAGTATCTCCTACTGACCCTATTGTAGTCGGAACTAATGATGGAAGAGTTCCAACTCAAAATGAGAATGATGCTTTAGTCGGAACATCGGGAACCGCCGTATCGTCTAGCAATAAATTAGTTGATAATGCAGATACTATAGGAACTGGTAAAGTTTTAAGACAGGGGACAAGTATAAAATTCGGAGGATCTGGTTCTGATGGATCTTTATCTATCTCCTCCGGTGTTACTAATATTGACCTGGGTAATGCATCAGTTGTCACTAAAAATTATACATCAATTTCTATTACTGGAACCGCATCAGTAACTTTTACTAATCCTAATGTTAATGGAACTATCGTTATATTTAAAAGTCAAGGAAATGTAGATATAACATCATCAGCTAATCCGACTATAGATTTAAGAAATATTGGTGCAACTGGATCCCAAAATGGTAATACTTTTATAGAACAAACAAAAACTGGTTCAAGTGGAGGAACTCCTTCCGGTGGAATTGGAGGAATTGCTCTTTTTAGATTAAAAAGTATTTCTGGAAAATATATCCCAATTGCTTGTGGTGCGGGTGGATTAGCAGGGACATCTGCTTCTGGTGGTATGGGGGGAGGGGCTTTATATATTGAATGTGGAGGTTTTTTAAATTTTGGAGCATCATCAGTTATTAATGCTGCTGGTGCAAATGGAAATAATAGTGCTTCTAATGCTGGATCAGGTGGTGGGGCCGGAGGATCAGTAATTATAATTTATAACTCATTAACTACTAACTCAGGAACAATAACTTTAACAGGTGGAAATGGTGGAAATGGTGGAAATGGTGGGGGTGGAAATGGAGGAAGCGGAGGTGGAGCAAATAGAGTTTCTGGTGGAAATGGTGGAAGTGGTGGAAGTGGTGGAAGTAGCGGGCTCGTTGGTAATACTGGATTAACAGATGACGGAACCGGTGGAACTGGTGGAACTGGTGGAAGTGGTTCGGGAAATAATGGTGGAGGTGGTGGTGGTGGAGCAGGCGGCTGGAAATTAATAACACAGAATATAGAATTTGCTTAATTATAATATATAAATATGTCCCCAAAACAATATCCAGTGATTGATGCGCAGAGTGCCATTAAAAATCACAACAAACAAATGGAAGGAATGAAGTCTATCGAGGCTCGCATGAATCCTATTAAGTTGGAAGAATTGCCACCTACTGAAGGTGAAGCTACTTTAGATGATTACTTGGCTGCCAATGGTATGCCTAATTCTTTCTCTATTAAAGCATCACTAGCGGCTAAAGTTGGTATATCTAATTATTCAGGAACTCCGGCTCAAGATAAGATGATTATGAAAGCTCTTGATATGATGAATACTAAAGAAACAGAGAAAGGTAATATGGACAATGAAAATAAGAATAAGGATCGAGAATTTGGATTGAAAGAGAAAGAATTGTCACTCAAGGAAAAAGAAATAGAAGGTAAAAAGATGCCAGATGCATCATCTATCGCAGACCAATTAATGTCAAAGTTTAATCAATAATTTAAAAATATGCCAAACATAGGAGATGCTCCAGTAGCACCATTAATCAATCCAACGGGTGCTAATGTCGGAAATATATTTGCTGGTACACCGGCTGTTGGTAGCGCTATTACTGCTACTAGTTTGCCAACATCTGGCAGTATTAACTTAAATCCACCAACCACAATTCAACCTGGGGCTACTCTTCCTATTCCACAAGCTCCTGCATCTTCAGTTCCAGTAGCAACTAATAATCCTGCTCCAGTTACAAATAAATCGGTTGCTGCACCAGTATCTACTAAGTCCATCTATCGTATTGGTGGTGACATTTATGATGCGCAAACTCAGCAGAAAATTGCTAATCCAGATGTCTTAGCTAAAGATTATGCTAGTGCTAAAGAAGTCGCTGCACCAACTACTACTACACCAACTGTAACTCCTGTTGTAACCACACCAACTGCAAGTGAACAATCTGGTATTTCTGGTTATGATGCTGCGTTAAAAGCAGAAGCAGCTAATAAAATTGAAACTGATAAACAGACCGCCGTTGATAAAGCAACAAAGATTTCCAATCTATTAAGTCAAGGTTACGGTGATGTTAATACTATCGCCGCTAATACTGGAATGACCGTTGATGAAGTTAATAATCTTATTAGTTCTGACGAAAGTTTGTCATATAAACTAGGTATTAATAAAAATAGTGATCAACAGGACCAAGCTTATAAAGATTACAAAGCATCAATTGATTCTATTACTAACGGAACTTTTGCTCTCACTCCTTCAGAGCAGGCTGATATTAATGCTATTCAGGCAAGTTTTGATAAATTAAGAACTCAACAATTAGTAGCTAATCAAAATTACGAAGGAGCTGTACAAACCGGTGAAATTCGTTCAGGCCGTCAAGAGTTTATGAATCAGATTTCTTCTGGTATTTTTAAACAAGCGGTTGATGATGGTGTTACAAAAATAGCTGATATTGAATCAAAAGCTTCAGCTGCTATTCGTGCTTATAAAGATGCAGTTGAGTCTAAAAATTATAAGGCTGCTAACGATCAATTTACTGCTGTATCAAAATATATGGCTGATAAATCTGATGCTATCAAAGAATTACATACCGCAACTATGGAAGAATATCAGAGACAGAACGATTTAATTAAATCATCAAATGATTCTATCACTGCCGCTTTAAATCAAAAGAAATTATCACAAGATATAGCTACTTCAACTATCGAAGGTTTAACTCCAGCTTTAGCCGGTGCTAGTGATGAGGTTATTCAAGACCTTGCTAAATACTACGGTATCGATCCTAATATCTTAACTGGGTCAGTTATTGGTGAGTCACAGAAGTTTGAAAAAGACATGATTGCTAAAGGATACAGAACTATTAATCCTGCTGATGTTGATAAAATGAGAGCCACTGGAGCTGATGTTGTAACTTATAGTGGTCGTGCTTATATGAAGGAACCAGAGCTTAAATCATTTACAAATAAAGGGAATATAGATTTCTATAAAGGAACTACTAAAGTTGGCACATCTGCATTAACAGGTGGTGGTCCATCAGTTGGAGCAAGTAGTGACGCTAAAGAATTAAAAGCATTTAATGATGATGTTGCTTCTATTCAAGAAAAAGCTGCTGCCGGAACTTATACTACCGATGCTGCTCGTAAAATGTTGTGGCAAAGATATGGAGCTAGTCCAACTAGACCAACAGGTTTAACTAATGCCGATATTTCAATAATAATTCCAGACTAAAATGGCTATAAATTATCGATCTATAGTAACTGGTGGCACCGGTGCTGTAGATTATCACAAAGTTATTTCTGGTGTTGCTTCCCCTAAAGTTTATACTCCCGAAGTTCCTACTCCACCAACTCCTCCTGCGCCAGAACAGCCAAAGAATATTTTTCAAAAGACAGGTGATATTGTTAAGGATTTTGGCGTTGGTTTAGCTAAACCTTTTGTTAAAAGTTATGAACTTTTATCGCAAGCTGCTCCAGTTTATGGTGCGGTGCTTAAAGGTGGCGCACAAATGCTAACTGGCAATAAACAAGGCGGTATAAATACTATTACTGAAGCTGCTAAAAAATCAGAAGTAGAACGTGTTAATCCTATTCAATTTGGTGGTCAAAATATAGAACGTATTAAAACACCAAAAGAAGCAGTTGGTACTGCTCTAGAAATAGCTTCTTACGGAGTTGGTGGTGGAGAAGCTTTAGCTGCTAAAAACATCATTAAACAAACACTTGCCGAAGGATTGAAAGTTGGAGCTACTCAAGTTTCTAAAAGATTAGCAGTTGGTGGAACTGGCATGGCATTATATGGAGTTGGAACAGCTATGCAAGAAAATAAGAGTGCTAAAGATATAGCAATTGCTGCCGCTAAAAACTTTGGTATTGGTGCCGCTTTTGAAGTTGGTATGTTAGGTCTTGGTGCTAGTGGAGCTTTGATGGCACGTAAATTTG